GGGCAAGGCACCCAAATTGTTTATGTATCACGACTCGTCTATGCCAGTTGGCTTAGTAACTGAGCGCGTGGACACCGAGGAAGGCATGATGTTTTCAGCTCGTATTTCGGCAACCGCCGCCGGAGACGAGGCACTTACCCTGGCGCTAGACGGGGTTTTGGACTCTGTAAGTGTTGGCGTAAACCCGACAAAGTTTTCTTATGACGATGAAGGCACCATGATTGTGACTGAGGCCGAATGGCTGGAATTAAGCCTTGTGCCAATTCCTGCTTTTGCAGGCGCAGTCATCGAAAAAGTGTTAGCATCAGCACAAGAACCCGACACAGAACCCACACCAACCGAAGTCGAGGAGACAGAAACCGTGGACGCAGTACAGCCCGAAGCAGTCGTAGAGGCCGCTACACCAACCGCACCAATTCCCGCACAGCCAAAGCGTCAATTTGCTATGCCAAGCGCAGCCGAATACATGGCTGCTATGCACATTGGTGGCGACACATTCCGCAAGGTAAACCAAGCATTTGTCGAGGCTGCAAAGTCAAAGCAGACCGCATTGCAAGCCGCTGCAGGTGACGTACTTACAACCGATACACCCGGTCTTTTGCCAATTCCAGTACTTGGGCCAGTGTTTGACGATCTTAACTACAACCGTCCAGTAGTCGCCGCTGTTGGCGCTCGCGCATACCCAGACGGTGGACAGTCGAAAACCTTTATCCGTCCAACATGGACAACCCACACAAGCGTCGGTGCACAAAGCACAGAACTTACTGGAGTGTCTGCAACAACCCCAGTGATTGCCTCGAATTCGGTGGCAAAAGTGACCATGAGTGGGGCGGTAAGTTTGTCCTCACAAGATATGGATTTCACGTCACCCGGTGCAATGGAAATTATCTTGCGCGACCTCGCAGGCCAATACCTCATCGCATCAGACAACTACTGTGCCGACCAAATCGTGGCACAAGGCGCATCGTCCGGTGTGACATGGACAGTAAACGCAACAGACCCAAGCGACCTTATTAACTCGCTCTACGATGTTGCCGAAAGCATCCTCACCACCACACGCTTCTTGCCTGACCATTTGTTTGTCAGCCCCGACGTGTGGAAAAAACTTTCAAGCCAGTTGGACGCAGACAAGCGCCCAATTTTTCCATACGCTGCGGCGGCTGGCCTTATGGGCGTTAACGGCATGGGTACACAAAACATCACCACCACAAACACACTGAACCCATTGGGCCTGAACCTTGTGGTAGATGCAAACTTCGCATCAGGCACCATGGTGTTGGCTCGCGGTTCCGCTATTGAGTTCTACGAGCAAGTACGCGGCATTATGTCAGTGGAAGTACCAAGCACCCTTGGTCGCACATTCTCCTACTACGGATATGTGTCTACTTTCATTGCAGACGCCACAATGGCACAAAAGATTACTGTCGCTTAATTTCTGAAAGGCAGGTGCCGCCATGGCGGTTTATACCGTTATCGCGCATCAGCGTTTAGACGATTACGCAGTCGTACAAACACTTACAGACACCCCTGTCGAGCCCGGCCAGTCAGTCACGCTGGCTGGGCTTGGACATGGACTCAACGGTGCGCACACTGTTTTATTCTGTCCACAGAACGCCTACATTGGTACCGACGCTTCCACTGGCGAATGGTTGTATAACCCCACCGAGCAACGCGCTAACCAGATTCTTTTCTACGATCAGGGAGACGATTTAGAGTGGTCTACTGCGGTACCTACAGGTACTTTGACATGGACACAGACGTGTACATGGATTAACGCCAGTGCTATCTCTACCTATCTTGACATTCCGCTTACGAGTGCGAACGCTGCCACTTTGCTTACACAATGCGCCGCAGCTGCTAACGCTTTCGCGTATCGTCGCCGTGTCGAGGCGGGCTACCTTGAGGACTCGCTTACTACTTCCCCCGGTGGTGACGTCACACTAGGCACAATCATGATCGGTGCAGCGTACTTCCGTCAGCAAGGCTCGTACACGGCGCTGGCATCGTTTGACGGTATGGGTAGCCCACCTGCTAACGGCATTACGCCTATGGTGTTGCAACTATTGGGCATTAACCGCCCGCAGGTTGCCTAATGGCCTTACCATACAACGACCTCTTTAACGAGGCTTTAGACGACCTCTCAACGACGCTCAAGACCATTACAGGCTTACCTGTGGCGATAGACCCCCGCCAGATAACTACGTCTTGTGTGTTTATTGACGCGCCGTCTTTTGACGCTTGGAACTACAACATTGTTCGTATGGATTTCCCTGTGAAAATAATCGGCAGCGGCCCCGGCAACCTCGACGCCTTGCGTGATCTATTGCAGATTGCGTCCAAGCTGCTTGCCAAGAATGTCGCCGTGAAGTCGGGTAACCCTACGGTGGTGTCTATTGGTGGCGCAGACTATCCTGCTTATGACATTGTTATTTCTGTCCAAGCCCAAACCGCGTAAGGAAACCATGTACAAGATTGTTAGCCCCCGCATCGGAACCCCCGGCGATGAGTTTGTGCCTGTTGCGGGCGTAAACCTAGAGGCGCTTATCGCTGGCGGTTTTATTATCGAAGTCGGAAAACCTAAAAAACCGAAGCAGGAAACTGCTAATATCCAAGACAACAAGGAGTCATAATGGCAACAAGCACCTACCTTTCTAACCCAGTAGTAACAGTGAACTCGGTAGACCTTACCGACCAATGCACAGCTGCAACCGTTACACATCGTTTTGACCAGTTGGAAGCCACCGCGTTTGGTGACACTGATCGTAAGTATGTCAAGGGTTTAGGCAACCACGAAGTGACTTTGTCGATGTATCTTTCTTACGCATCGTCCGAAACCTACGCCACACTGTCAAGCCTTGTCGGCACCACAACCACAATTCGAGTGCAACCTGCTGCACCCCCTGATGGTGCTACAAACCCCGGCTTTATTCTTACTGGTGCGTTCCTCGCAGAACTTCCAGTAATTAACGCCACTATGGGCGAACTTTCTACCGTAGACGTTACTTTTGTTGGTGGCGTGTACTCCGTAGACACCACCGTTTAAAACGCTCATACTCTGAGCCCGACTAAGGAGACAAGATGAAACTAACCCTCGCAGTAGACCTAGGGGACGGCCCCGTACAGGTGGCTACTAACCTTTATGTCATTGTGCAGTACGAGCGCAAGTACAAGCGCAAAGCATCCGAAATGGCATCCAGTATTGGCTATGAGGATTTGCTTTTTCTTGCGTACGAGTCCTGCAAGGTTCACGGCGTCACAGTGCCCGTAGTCTTTGACGACTTCATTAAACGCGCTGTGTCCATTGAGGTAGTGGAACAAGAGGCAGACGAAAACCCTACCCAAGGGCCACTTACCGATACGCATTAGCAGCTCTGCTACTTCGCACAGGGTATTGGCCCAATGGGATAGACTTCGACATTAAAGACCTGCACACGGTTGATGCGATAGTCAAGGAACAAAACAAAAATGCCCGTTAGCGCAAAAGTAGAGATTGTCGGCGCTAAGGATGCTATTCGTTCGCTTAACAAGATTGAGCCGGGCTTGCGTAAAGAGTTTGGCAAAGAGGCTACCCGTATTGCCCAGCCTGCCATTGTTGAGGCTCAAGGCACCTACCAGCGTATTGGGATGCCGTTGTCGGGTATGTCTCGCAACTGGACAGCAGGCAACCGCAAAATATTCCCGTATGACGTGGCTAAAGCGGTTCGTGGCGTAAAGGTTAAATTGCAAGGTGACCGCCGTGTCACCTCAGTAATCCTTATCGAGCAGCGAGACGTGGCGACAGCTGTGTGGGAAACCGCAGGACGCAAAACCCCCAACCGTTTAGGCGATCAGTTAGGGCAGTTGTCACCGGGGCGTTCTCGTGTTCTTGGGCCTGCATTGTTCCGTAAGCGCAACGAGGTGCAGGGCGAAATGGAACAGGCAATGCTTAACGTGGTGCGCCGTGTAGAAAAGGAACTTAAATAATGGCTTTATCTATTCCAATTATTACCGAGTACGTTGGTACTGGGTTAGACAAGTTTAAAAAGGAACTGTCGCAGGCTGAGACTAATTCTGCTAAGGCAGGGTTAGTTATGAAGAAAGCCTTTTTGCCTGCTACGGCTGCGGTGGGCGCTTTGGGCGCTGCACTTTTTGACGCCGCTAAAGGCGCTATCGCCGATGAGGCCGCCAGTGCAGAACTAGCCAGATCGTTAAAACAAACCACAGGCGCAACCGATGCAGTTATCGAGTCCACGGAAAACTGGATAACCCAACAAGGCAAACTTTTAGGCATCGCCGACGATGAACTACGACCCGTTCTCAGCAAACTTGCGCGCGCTACTGGCGACGTAACCAGCGCACAGAAACTTGCTACCCAGGCTATGGACATAGCCGCAGCCACAGGAAAGCCGCTCTCTGTCGTCACAGACAGCCTCACACGGGCGCTGGGGGGCAACATGACCGCGCTTGGGAAACTAGCGCCAGAGTTCCGTGAAATGGTCAAAGAAGGCGCACCCTTTGAGGACATTATGGCTGAGATTGCTAAAACCATGGGCGGTGCCGCTACCACAGCTGCGAACACTGCCGAAGGGCAATTTAAGCGTTTAGGCATTGCGCTAAGCGAGACTAAAGAGTCTATTGGTGCTGCACTTTTACCTGCAATCGAGGCGGTGCTACCCGTCCTGCAAAAGTTTGCGCAATGGGCCCAAGACAACCCAAACACGTTCTTAATCATTGCGGGCGCACTGGGCGCTATTGCGCTATCCATTATGGCTATTAACGTGGCTATGGCACTTAACCCGATAAGCCTTATCGTTATTGGCGTTATTGCGCTTATTGCGGCTCTTGCCATTGCCTATAAAAAGTTTGAGGGTTTCCGCAACATTGTTGATGCAGTTTTTGGTGGCATCAAATGGTGGATTAACAACGTCACTATCCCTAGTTTTAGGTTGATGCTTGACGTAGTAAAGACAATATTTAACGGCATTGCAAAATTGTGGAATAACACTTTTGGCAAATTGTCTTTTAAGGTGCCGAGTTGGGTTCCGGGTATTGGCGGTAACGGTTTTGACATTCCCGATATTCCGATGTTGGCTGCTGGTGGCATTGTCACTGGGCCTACTCTGGCGATGATTGGTGAGGCTGGGCCTGAAGCGGTTATCCCGCTTGATCGTATGGGTTCTATGGGCGGTAACAATGTCACTATTAACGTGCAGGGGGCAGACCCTAACGCCGTGGTAGACGCTCTGCGTACCTATATGTTCCGTAACGGTTCCGTACCCATTCGAGTCTCCTAATGGCTGACGTAGTTTTTAAGGCGTACTGGTACCCCTCAGGTG